CATTGTGAGCCGTTACGGACTGGACGCAAACCAGACCAGAGCTATTTTTTTTGACCAGGCGGTATCTTAAAAAGATACTTTTGCGGAAGGAGGAGAGACAATGCCGAACTACATGGTAATCGTAAAGGATCAGGACGGACTGGGAACCGAATGGTTTGACACTTACGACGAAGCATCGGAATACGTGATGACCGCTCGGTGCGGTGTGGGTGCCGTGACTCAACTGTATGAGCTGGTGGCCGATGAGATGGGTGAGCACTATGAAATTCTCGAAGATTGAGCAAGACCGCATCCTGCAGGCCCTGCTGGAAATCGCCGGCGAGAAGTACGGCGCAGAAATCAAAGCGCATCTGGAAGGAGTGGATACTGATGGCAGAAACGTGGGTTGAGAGGCATGGTGCTCTGATCGGCGGCCTGATCGCCTTCGGCGTGATGTTCGTCCTGTTCGCCTGGGGGATGAGCATGTGAGCTATCTGGCATCGCTGGAGATCCGCTCCGATGCGGGTTGCTGGTTTATAGCATCTGCTATACGGCCATCACGCAAAGAGGCGTGGGAGTGGCTGCAATCTCGCCTGATGTGGTGCGATGTGGTGCAGATCCCGAGGAAGGGCGCAAAGGTGTGCCGGCTGCCACCGTACCAACGACAGGACGCAGGGCAGTTTGAGTTTTTACAGGGAAATGAGGCGTGTGCAAGTGAGTGGCAGAACTAGGTTTTTCTGGGCACGGCCGTCCAAACATGTGCCTCTGCAGTTTAGTGGATTCTATCCGGCAACACTGCCGGATGACTGGAATAAAGAAAAGGAGAGAGACAACAATGACACGTTACCTCGCAACAATCGACGATTACAAGACGGAGAAGAAGGCCGTCGTAGGTGACTATGCATCGAAGGAATCCGCGCTGGGTGCGCTGATGATCCGCATGCAGCTGACTCTGATGGATCATGTCGGTGGTGATGCTTCCATCGAATTCCGTGCTCTGAAGACCTGCGGATGCACCGACAATGGTGAGGATGTTCTGTACATCCAGGCGAACGGCTACAGCAGCGAGACTCGCGAAATGGCAGATATTGCCGGATGTATCTGGCAGTACGGAGACGGAGAGGAGGAAGAGTAAAAAGTGAACTATCAGGATTTCCTGAACAATAAGACATTCGTTCTGGAGTCTAAAGGTTTCGACGTGGAAAAGGAAGATCTGAATCCGATGCTGTTTTCATTCCAGCTTGACATTGTCAGGTGGGCATTGGCAAAGGGCCGGGCCGCAGTTTTTACTGATTGCGGAACTGGAAAAAGTGTCATCCAGCTGGAATGGGCAAACAAGATCCATGAACTCTCAGGCGGTGACGTGCTGATCGTTGCACCATTGGCGGTTGTCGAGCAGACACGCAGAGAGGGTATTAAGTTTGGGATCGACGTCCGTGTCTGTGCATCCCAGGAAGACGTCCAGCACGGTATCAGCATAACGAACTATGAGAAACTAGATCATTTCGTTGCAAACCGGTTTCAAGGCGTCGTGCTTGACGAAAGCTCGATCCTGAAAAGCTACTCCGGGAAGATGCGGAATCAGATCATCAATGCATTTATGGAAACGCCTTACAAACTCGCATGCACAGCGACTCCAGCTCCAAACGATTACATGGAACTTGGAAACCATAGCGAGTTTATCGGCGTGATGACCAGGGCCGAAATGCTGGCGATGTTCTTCTGCCATGACGGGGGAGACACATCAAAATGGCGTCTGAAGGGGCACGCTCGTGATCTTTACTGGCAGTGGATGGCAAGCTGGGCAGTTTTTATGGATAATCCGCGGACGCTTGGATACAACATCGAAGGCTATGACCTGCCACCGTTGAACGTTGAACAGATCATTGTGGACGGAGATGCGCCAATATACCAGACGATGAGTCTGATGGAGCGCAGAGAAGCAAGGCGAGAGTCCATGGATGACCGTTGCAAGGCCGCAGCGGATCTGGTCAACGGAAGCGATGAGCAGTGGATTGTCTGGTGTGATCTCAATGCCGAAAGCAACATGCTGCACAAGCTGATCCCTGACAGCGTGGAGATTCAAGGAAGCGACACGCCAGAAAAAAAGGCCGGTGCTGTGATCGACTTTACGAACGGAAACATCCACTGCATTGTCTCAAAGTCCAGCATATTCGGTTTCGGCGTAAACTGGCAACAGTGCCATAACGTGGTATTTGTGGGATTGAGTGATTCATACGAGCAATATTATCAAGCCGTCCGCCGGTGCTGGCGTTTCGGCCAGGATCAGATCGTGAATGTCTTTATCGTCATCTCAAAGAATGAAGGAGCCGTACTGGAAAACATAAACCGGAAAGAATCCGACAGCCGCCAGATGATCAGCGAAATGGTGAAGTATACAAAAGAGATCACCAAAAAAGAGCTCAAGCGGACTGCAAGGCTGAGCTCTCCATACAACCCAAACAAGAAAATGATACTGCCGAGATGGGAGGAATTTGGACTTGAATGTTCTTGATCAGGTTATAAATCAAAAATACGCCATTTATAACGGTGATTCCTGCGAGGTGATGAAAGGAATTCCAGACAACAGCATCCATTATACGATTTTTTCTCCACCGTTTGCATCGCTCTACACGTACAGCAACAGTGACCGGGACATGGGAAACTGCAAAGGGGATCAAGAATTTGCTGATCATTTCCGATTCCTGATCGATGAGCTGTATAGAGTAACGATGCCTGGAAGGCTGTTGTCGTTTCACTGCATGCAGCTTCCACTGTCGAAAGAGCGCGATGGGATCATCGGATTGAAAGATTTTCGCGGAGAATTGATTCGCATGTTCCAAGATGCCGGATTTGTTTATCACAGTGAAGTGACAATCTGGAAGAATCCAGTCACTGCAATGCAGAGAACAAAGGCACTTGGATTGCTCCACAAACAGCTGAAGAAAGACAGCTGCATGAGTCGTCAAGGCATTGCGGATTTTCTCGTAACGATGCGAAAACCGGGAGACAATCCAGAAAGAGTATCTCATACAGATGAAAGTTTCCCTGTGTACGTTTGGCAGCATTATGCATCTCCTGTGTGGATGGACATCAAAGAGTCCGACACACTGCAAAGGAAGAGTGCCAGAGAGGAAAAAGACGAAAGGCATATTTGCCCACTTCAGCTCGAAGTGATCCGGCGCGGAATTGAGCTATGGACTAATCCGGGAGACATCGTTCTGGATCCGTTTACCGGAATCGGATCCACTGAATATGTCGCACTGAAATCAGGGCGGAGGGCTATCGGATGCGAACTGAAGCCCAGCTATTACAAGCAGGCCGTTTCGAATTGCCTCGCGGCACTGGCAGAGGGCACTGTTGAAGATTTGGCAGATGCAAAAGTGGAATACGCCACGGATAAGAAAGAAAAGCCTAATCAAATATCAATGTTTGAAATGTAAGGAGGGATGAGTAATGGGAAAAGGGATTCTTATCATCGGAGAATCTGGATCCGGAAAGTCTGCATCTCTTCGCAATTTTGAAGAGAACGAGGTCGGGATCTTCAACATCTCCGGAAAGCCGCTTCCGTTTCGAAAGAATCTGAAAATGTCAAAGACAACAGATTACAACAGGATCAAAGCCACGCTGCGCCAGAACAATCTGAAGTGTTATGTACTGGATGACATTGGGCTCGCGATGACTTTCTATCTGTTCGACAAGGCACTGGAACCGGGATATACCAAATTCACCCAGGCCGCCAAGGATTTCTATGATCTCGTTCAATGCGCGATCAGGGAAACCGATGACAACACGACCGTGTATTTCATGATGCACACAGAGCGATCAGAGGATGGCATGAAGATCAAGGCCAAGACTGCCGGCAAAATGATCGACAACCAGCTCACACTCGAAAGTCTTTTCTCCATCGTGCTCATGTGTGTGACGGACGGCAAAAAACATGTTTTCATCACCCAGAGCGATGGAGTAACGACCTGCAAGAGTCCAATGGAGATGTTCCCGTTGGAAATCGACAACGATCTCAAGGCGGTCGATACCACGATCCGCGAGTATTACGGGATGGAGGCGTTGCCGAGTGGAGCAGATTCCTGACGCACCGTGGATCCGCGAGGCTGAATTGTACGGAGTGCCTGATCGGGATCCTGTCCGCTGTCCGATCTGCGGAGCGGAGGCCGACACGATTTACACCGACAAAAACGGGGATGCACTTGGCTGCGAGTGGTGCGTATCCTGCGAAGATGCTTTCGATTGGTGGGACGAACATGGCGAGCATTAAGAATGGTTGTACAAAGTACATCACGACAGAACTGACCATTGAGGTCGGTTTCCCTGAGGATCAGGTCGTTTGCGACCTGTGCGACTTCTGCCGGAGCGAGAACGCTGGGACTCGCTTCCGGTGCATCCTGACAGCTGAAATCCTGGCATTCCATAACAAGGGTATTGGGCGGCGTTGTCCGCTGGATTTACCGAAAAAAAACGAAAGTGAGGAAAACTAATTATGAAGTCTACTGCAGATTTTAAGTCCGAGCGCAACAATGGTGGCAGCTATCCGATGCTCCCGAAGGGGCTGTACATTGCCCAGATTAAGGGTGTCAAGGTCGAGGATGATGGTCCGGATCAGCGGCTCACACTTCGTCTGGATATCGTCGAGGGTGATTATGCCGGATATTACACCAAGCGTTATAACGCTGATCAGGAGCGCGGTGGCCAGTTTGAAGTGAAGTACAAGGGCGACTTCGTCCTGTATGGCATTGTGGACAAGAAGAACACGAACCGTAGCTATCCTGATTCTGACATTAAAAAGTTCAATGGATCGATCTGGGCTGTCGAACAGTCTAACCCTGGCTATCATTGGGACTGCAACGAACAGGGCCTGAAGGGCAAGTATGTCGGCATCAATGTCCGCATGGGCACCTACAACGGCAACCAGTACACGACGATCGGTCGTCTGGAAAGCATTCCTGAGATCAGGGAAGGCAAAGTCAAGGTCATGCAGGATGTCAAGCCGCGTGGATCCGCAGCGCAGACCGAAACGACCAGCAATGACGGATTCACCCAGGTGGATGAGGAAGTCCCGTTCTGATGGTCCTCTATGAGGATACGCGGCAACAGGCAGGAAAGCACAAGAACATCCACGCGTACTGTGAGCAGGCCGGGATCAAGATCATCCGGCAGGCACTCAATGTTGGCGACTACCAGATCGCCAGCAAGGGTGACATTAGTGTGGACACAAAGCAGGATGTTTTGGAGCTTGCTGGCAACGTGTTCCAGGATCACAAGCGATTCAAGGCTGAATGCATGCGTGCTCAAGAATGTGGCATCCAGCTGATCATCCTGATCGAAGAGCAGCTCCCCGGGGGCCGTCTGGTTAACTGGCGGCCTTCGGTGGGCAATGTGCGATTCGATCCGGCGACACTGAGGAAGGCCATGATCACGATGCAGCATGAGTACGGCGTGAAGTTTCGATTCTGCGATGGCCGGAGCACCGGCAAGCAGCTGCTCGAATATTTGACGGGGGTGAGACAGTAGTGAATGAAATAAAACCGATTCAGACATATTACGACGGCCACTGGTTTCGGAGTCGTCTGGAAGCGCGGTGGGCGGTCGTCTTCAAGTATCTAGGCGTGCCTTATGAATATGAACCGGAAGGATTCGACCTGGGTGATGGAATGTATTATCTCCCGGACTTCCGCGTGAAATGTTATGGACTCCGTGGAAATTACGAACGCAAAGAACCATTTGATCTCTATATTGAGGTCAAGGGCAAGATGACAGCAGAAGATGCTGCCAAAATCAAACGGTTCACGAATTGGCGCGATGAATATGGCCTCAGACAATATCCGGTTCTGATCGTCGACAAGATCCCGGACGAAGGGTGTGCAACCGGCTGGGAACTATATGAGAATCCAGTCGGATTTGAACTGACACCTTTCAATTATGAAACGATAGACGGCGACTGGTTTGGAGCCTATCCGGCAGCGACGTGGGATGGCAAGTTCTATTTATTCGGAGCGGACAGCAATTACATAAACGACGATGATGCTGACCGCGTTGAGT